AGAGGCTGAATGTTTGGTTGTTTTGTCAATTGAAAAATACCTCCATAGGTATATAATAAGACCTGTCAAGAGGACAAAGACACAAACAAAAAAACAAAAGGAGATCATGAAACGGAGGTGCGCAGCATGAGATTTCCGAGTAAAGAGACGGTCGAGCGTATCCGTAAGGAATACCCGGTCGGCACCCGTGTGGAGCTTGTTCAGATGGATGACCCACAGGCACCGCCTGTCGGCACGAAAGGCACCGTGCGAGGTGTGGATGACATCGGCAGCATCATGGTTGCCTGGGATAACGGCTGCGGTCTGAGCGTGGTTTACGGGGAGGATATTTTCCGTAAACTGCTGTAATATACACATGGTGGGGGCGAAAGACCGGTCGAAGCAGTTGAAGAAGCCGAGCCTGTAGAAAGTGCCGTGGAAGATCAGGACGTTGACCTGAGCGAAAAAGAGCGGCTGCTCAACGAGATTGATTTCCAGCATGAGCAGATCATGCGACTGACAAAGGAAAATGAAATTCTCAAGGCGAAACTTGAGATCGTGTACTTGATTTTTGGAAATGGGGATATGAAAAAATGAAAATGTTCGGAGATCCTGAGACGAAAAAGAAGTTTGATAAGGGTGCGGCTTTCATTGTTTTTAACATTGGGCGCGCGGCGTTGCTTTTTGGGGCTGGGTGGCTTTTGAGCTTTGTGCTGTGGCTGGTGTTCAAGCTGTTCGGTGTGGCGTAAGGGGGTGCAAATATGGATGCGCTGAAATTTATCGAAGAACGGAACCGGATGTGCGACCGATGTTGGCAGGCAGATGGCGATTGTGATGATTGCCCGCTTGTTTATACGAGAGAATGCAACGAGATGCGTAACATGGTCGATGATTCCGGCAAGGCTGTTGGGAAGGTCGTGAAAATCGTCGAGAAGTGGTCAAAGGAGCATCCGCGCAAGACGCGGCAGAGCGTGCTTCTGGAGCAGTACCCTGAGGCAGACCTTGATACGCATGGGTTAGCGCTACTTTGTCCGATGGCTATTTCTGCTGATCATAGAGACGGTAACGGATTGTGCGCAAACCCAGACCGCGAATGTAGCAACTGCCGCCGCGAGTTCTGGATGCAGGAGGTGAAGGGGAATGAGTGAAAGACAAGAACACCGCCAGAGACTTAACGCCAGGATTGCATGCGCCGCCGCTATTGAGCGATGGGCGAAGAATCAGCCGCCACGCATTCGGTTCTTTGCCGTCAGACGCTGGCTGAAAGAGATGCCGAGGAAGGAGAATTTTTATGCGGCTGATTGATGCAGACAACGTACTGGAATTGTTCCGGGCAGAGTACCAGAATACGAAAAATCTGATAAAGCAAGGCGAAAAGCATCTTGATAGCCTTGCAGAAGGGTACACGGAAGCGGCGCACATAATCAAGCACATTTCGCCAACCGTGGATGCTGTGCCGGTGGTGCATGGACGGTGGAAGTTGCTGCACAAAGGGGGTTGGACTAGCGTCTTTGTGTGCTCTGTGTGCGGGCGGCGAGAAACAATCACAGAAAGCGAATCGTATAACTCGCAGCATAAAATGCCGAAGGAATATCCGTATTGCCACTGTGGCGCGAGGATGGACGGTGACAGCGATGCCGAAGAGAATTAACCCGCGCCGGAGACCTGCCGCGTTACGCTGGCGATCTTTTTTACCGCGCTGCTGGACAAAGAGGGCATGTGCGCGGAGCAGCTCCAGCGCATCTGGCGTGAGGTCGAGGCGCTGAGCGAGAGCGTGCGGGATGGATATGTCTCCGCACCGGACCTGATCCGCGTGCTGCGGGAAGAGTACGAGATTGATATTATAGGCGGATAAAGCATTTAATGCTGGAATGGAGGGCGTTAAAATGGCACGGCTTAAAAAGATTTGCGGCGATGATGTGGTGCAGATCAAAACGCCATACGGATTGCTTGCGAATAATATCATTATTCAGGCTATTTCGGATTGGGAAAACCTCGTAACCGGTGTGCTGTGCGAAACGGCAAAAATCAATTTCGGCGAGCTTCGAGTATTTTTCCGGGATGGTTTTTGCGATGCATTGTTGGCTGGAACAGACCTCACCGGCGAATACATCTTGGACGCGCTCGAGGACATGAAGAAAGCGAAAGAATACGGAATGTCTCCTGCGACATGGAGGAAGCGAAGAAGTGGAAGAAATCAGGCTAAGGCGAAACGTTGCGGGAGGCTACACAGTTTCCGTTAATGGAGATCAGAAAGACTTCGAGAGCTGGCAGGAGCTTTTGAAATATTTGAACGAGATAGGAGCGTGAAAAATGAACGAACGAGCATTTGACACGGGTGCGGTGCGTGATAGTGCGGCAGGAAAAGGACGGTACGACCTCCTGCCGTGGGGTGCGATCCATGCATTGGCGCAGCATTGCGAACGAGGTGCGGAGCATTATGGCGAGCGCAATGTTGATAAGGGCATCCCGCAGCACAGTCTCATCGACAGCGGCATCCGGCATCTGTCTGAGTATGTGCAAGGCGACGGCGAGGATCATCATCTTGTAGCGGCGCTCTGGAATGTCGCATGGGCGGTCGAGCAAGAACTCAAGCGCCCTGAAATGGTGGACTTGCCCGAGCGGGATGAAAAATCGGGCGTAGCGTATTGAATGGAGGTTGACACAAATGCTTAACAAAATCGTCATTATGGGGCGGCTCACTCGTGATGTAGAATTGAGATATACGCAGAGCGAAAAGCCCGTTGCATCGTTTACGCTTGCTGTCGAACGCGATTATAGCGGCAGCAGAGACAAGCAGACGGATTTTATCGACTGTGTGGCGTGGAATAACATGGCTCAGTTCGTCGATAAGTATTTCGGCAAGGGCAGCATAGCTATCGTCTCCGGTCGCTTGCAGCTCAGAGAATGGACTGACAAGGACGGAAACAAGCGCAGGACGGCGGAAGTTGTTGCCGAGATGGTTTACTTCGGTGAGAGCAAAAAAGCCAGCAGCGAGGCTCCTGTGGCTTCTCAGAGGCATACCACGAGTAAGCAGAGCTTCGAAGAGTTTCAGGACGACGGCGACCTGCCATTTTAAGGGGTGATTTTATGTTGTGGGTTATTGTTGCGTTTTTCGTTGGATTGTTTTCCGGGTTCGTTTTGTGCGTGCTCGGCGAATTGCAGATTGAAAAGAAAACAGCCGAAAGCGGGATCATCAAACTCGACGGAAAGCTGTATACGTTGGAAGAGGTTTTCGACAAATAGTCCTTCCGCGACCGTGCAGGATTTGCTCGGCAAACTACGCGCAATATGCAAAAGCGGCTTGAAACCGCGCCAGACAAGGCAAGTCTATAATGGTGCGGTTTTATAGCCGACAAGATCACAAAAGCCCTCAAGCGTTGATATAACAACGTTTAAGGGCTTTTCGTTTTGGGCGAAAACCGTGTAAAAACGGCTCGGATTTTAGAGACAATATGCAAGCAATGCGCACGCAATACGCTATTTTAACGCATTCACAACGGCGTGAAGTTCCTCCGGCTCGAAGTGGGTATATACGGCATCGGTAACGTCGTCGCCTTTATGCCCGATGATTTTTTGCAAAGCGATTTTATTCACGTTCAGGCGTTGCAGCTCGGACACGAAAAAGTGCCGCGTGCTATGTATAGTCAGCTCGTCTCGGAGATCATGCAGAGCCTTGAATTTCTTCCAGCGTTTCGCGTGGAATGAATCATAACGAATTGGCTTGTCGCCGCGAGAGTTCACAAGCAGCCATTTCGTGCTGTTTTGATAATGCTTTTCGATGATGTGCTTTATTCGTGGGTGGATGGGTATATAACGATCCTCCCCCGCCTCGGTTTTTGATCCCGTAATGATATAGTTATCCTGCATATTGATTTGCGATTTTTGCAGCAGCAGCAGCTCCATGATCCGCATACCGGAATAGCAAAGGATCAGTAATATCTCAGCAGTCAAAAGCCCGTCAAGCTCCCACAGCTCATCGACTTCTGCCCGTGTGAATGGTACACGGTCAGATTTGCGGTTCTTTGACGGCACTGTAAGCGTGTCGGCGTAGCTCTTGTGTACAATATCATTCTCCATCGCGTAAGCCGTCAGCTTGCGAAAAAATGACGCTACGTTTGATTTTGCCGTAGGTGTTTCCAGCCCGTTTATAACGCCTTGAAAATGGGCTTTTCGCAGTTCCTTGAATACGGAATTATGCAGGGCGGCGACATGGTTAAAGCATGTTTTATTGTGTTTTTCCATTGCAGGCTTGAACGTGTTTTCTTTGCAGTAGCGTTCGTATACCTCGGCAAGCGTGATCCGGTTTGCATCCAGATCATACGGCGTTCGATTATGTTCAGCGAGCGCGATCATCGCCTCGGATTTGCTGGCGTGATAGGAAATGTATTTGTATTTTTGCTTTCCGTCGTCAGTCCATCCAGCCGTTATACGGATGGCAAAAGGTCGGCGGCGTTTTCCACTCATACGGATTACGCTTCCGTAGCCATTAGCGTGTCTCATTTATTTCACCTCCACTTCTCCAATTCCTCACAATAGTATCAAAAATATTACAAACTGCCAACAACGCACTAATGCGAAAATGTTACAAATGTTTATATAATTGATACATAATCAACATTACAACGGTGGAGGTATTCAAAAAATGACGGATGCGCATTTGCTTAGATACATAATTCGAAAAAATGGGGAAACGGTAGACGACCTAGCGGCGGCGATGGAAATGAGCCGCGCTACCTTGTCGGCAAAAATGAATAATAAAAGAGAGTTCAAAACGAGCGAGGTAATTTCATAGTGCGCCGATACAAGCTGTCGCTTGAAATGTGCGCAGCGATTTTTGCGGTAGGTGAGTTATTATGCGTCTGACAGTAGCAGAGGCAGCGTCGATAATGGGTGTTAGTAAATCATACATACGAATAGGGCTGCAAAGGGGCTTGTTGCCCTTTGGCACGGCTGTTAAAATGTCAGGCAGATATACATATTACATCAGCGCAAACCGGTTCTATGAGTACGTAGGGCTGAAATACACTGAATATTCTGAAATCGAAAGGATAGAAGAAAATGAACAGCTTTGTTATTCGGGCGAAACTGCCGAGCTTGAACGATTATATTCTCGCCTGCCGAGCCAACAGATACAAGGGCGCACAATTTAAGCATGATGTCGAAGAGCTTATCGGCTGGAATGTCAGACAGGCCCTTGCAAAAAAGACGTTGCAGCCGACGAGTAATCCGTTGACGGTAAATTTCGTCTGGCATGAGAAAACGAAGCGCCGCGATGCAGATAATATCGCCAGCGCGAAAAAATACATATTGGATGCGATGCAAAAGCAAGGGATCATTCCGAACGATAACCGAAAATACATAAGAGGCTTTACGGATATTATCATTGACGACACCGAGGATTACGTCGAGGTCGAGCTTGTACCAATAGAATAAGGACGGCTTATTGACCGTCCTTTTCTTTTACATGTTTTTCGAGCAGCACTTTCACGTATTGATTGAAAGAACGGCTATCTTCCTTTGCAAGTTCCTCGATGCGCTGCTTGAGATTAGCAGGAATACGCAGCGGGATATAAACGGTATCGTTTGACATGGTTTTTACCTCCTTACGATATTGTACTACATATTGATACCGAAATGATACTAAAATTTTCAAAAAAGTTATTGACAACCTCCCTCCCCGTGATAATATAAAGGTATCAAGTTGATACCACAACACGCATGAAAGGGAGATACAAAAATGACTAATATGCAGATTATTGTTAATTCGGCTGTCGAGCATGGGCTTTACAGTGAGGCCGAGGTCGAAGAGCTGTTCGTTGCAATGGGGTGCTTGCCTCTGTTCACGTTTGCAGAGTGGAAAAAGAGAGGCTACTCCGTCAAAAAAGGTGAAAAGGCGAAAATGATGTGCTACATCTGGAAGATGAAAAGAGAAAAGACGACCGTTCATCAGAAGAGCGGCGACGACGTGGAAGTCGATGAGAAAAACTTCTACAAGGTCAAGGCGTATTTCTTCATGCCTGATCAGGTCGAGAAGATTGAGAAGAAAGCAGCATAAAACAAAAAAGCCGAGGGGCGGCGGCTTAACCGCCCCACAACAAACAACAAAGGGGATATAAACATGATGTACACAAAAGCAGATGCAGAAAAGGCAGCAAAAACATTATTCTTCGAGGGGGCTGGATGTGTAGAGCGCGGCGACGTTGAAAATTGCAGGATCAGAACAGCGTTTCGAAATGATAAGGACGCAGCGTTTTATCTTGAGTTGAGCGGATTCGAGGTTACGAAAAAGTCTCCGGCATATATGCGAGAGTATGTCAACGCCGGGTTCGTCGATTATTGTTACGAGCTGCTTGGAGATGGTTTCAAAGATGAGAACGCTCGCCGGGGCATTGAGCATCGACATTTCGAGTATAGTAAAGCTGGCATTCTTGAGTTCGTAAACCGCGAGTGCGGATGCAGCTTCGACCGGATCATTATTACTGATATGTTCGACGGTTATGCGGTTCACAAGCTGAACGGCGGTGTTAATTTCATGGAGGACTTCGAGTACAATCCGAAAAAGGCGATGGCTGCAAGAATGGCGTTTGACGAGATCGACTTGGAGATCAAGAAGCGCCTCGGTGCGCGGTATTCGCAGATTTCGCTTGTGAAAGTCGGGGCTGATTTCATTCAGGTTCGTTGTTATGCCAGCGACGAGAAAATGCGAGCGGCTTACCTCGATCCGAATGAAAGATGTTTCACGGTCAAGATCGGAGGGTGTGAAAATGCTTAAAATCAAGCTGTTAGACGAGGATTTGATCTACATTGCAAATTACAATAGCTATTCCGGCGAGACCGGGAACGTGATGCAGCAGACCTATATCATCTGCGCCGAGAACATTATCCGATGGGGCATGCCGGAAGAAAGAAAGCAGGAGCTGCTCGACGAGCTTTATAACAAGTGGACAGTCGAGCTTGCGAACGAGGTTATGGGGGTGCGAGTATGAAATATATTTACGAATTTCATGGCGGCAGGTTGAGCGGCAAAAGGCTCAACCGCCATGCGGTGGAGGAAATTGCAGCAGGGCATACGCCTGACAACAGCTTGAAGCGATCACAGGGCGTCTTGTGTGGTCGTGTTGAGTTAGACAAGCAGCCGAAAGTCGATGGTTATTTGGGCCCGATGTACGACGGCATCCGCCACGTCCTGAAAAATGGCAAAGAGAAGTACGATTTTGAACGATTTGACAGAGCGCAGGTCGTGAGATCATTCGCCGTGCTTCGGTATGAGACGCAGGAAGTTTATAACGCTATGTGTAATTGATACTGAACATTCTGAAAGAGGGTACAACATGGCTGAAATAAAATGGATCAAGATAACGACGGATATTTTCGATGATGAAAAAATCCTGCTTATCGAGAGTATGCCGGAAGCGGATAGTTTGATTGTAATTTGGTTCAAGCTGCTTTCGTTTGCCGGGAAGAGCAATAACAATGGGGTTTTCATGCTTTCATCGAAAATCCCGTATACAGATGAGATGCTTTCGACAATATTTCGCAGACCGCTCAGCACTGTCAGGCTGGCTCTAAAGACGTTCGAGCAGTTTGGCATGATTGAATATATCGATGGTGTTATAACGATCCCTAATTGGGAAAAACACCAGAATATCGATGGCATGGAAAAGATCAGGATGCAGAACAGGGAACGAAAGCAGCGGCAGCGGCTCAAACAAAAAGAGCAATTACTTATCGGTGACGGTCACGTGACAGTCACGGAAAGTCACGCAACAGAAGAAGATAAAGAAGAAGATAAAGATAAAGAAAAAGAAAAAGAAGAAGATAAAGAAAAGATAAACTACCAGCGCATTACTGATATGTATAACGAAATATGTGTTTCATATCCTCGCTTACGTTCATTATCAGAGGCAAGGAAAAAGGCACTTCGTGCCCGTGTACATAGCGGTTTTACAATGGAGGATTTTCGAGAGTTATTCACAAGAGCCGAGCAGAGTTCATTTCTTAAAGGCAAAAACGACAGGAATTGGAGCGCAACGTTCGACTGGATGATAAAGGACGCAAACGCAGCAAAAATCCTTGACGGGAATTATATAGACAAAGCACCGAGCAATAACGGCTTAGTGGAGATCAACGGAAAACAGTACATCAGCAAAAACGGAAAGTATTATGTGCTTGGCGGAAGTGGTATTGCTGTTGATCCATACGCACCGGACGATTTACCATTCTGAGAAAGGGGAAAACATGAAAAAATTAAAAGTATTGGAGCTGTTTGCAGGAACGAGGTCTATAAGCAAGGCGTTTGAAGAAAGAGGGCATGAAACTTTTTCGGTTGAATGGAGCAAAGACTTTGAAAACATCAATATGTATGCGGATATTCTGGCCGTTACTGCCGATGATATTCTCCGAGAGTTTGGGCGACCCGATGTAATATGGGCAAGCCCTGATTGCAGCACATTCAGCATTGCAGCGATTTCTCACCATCGCAGGAAAAATCCTATTACCGGCGATCTTGAGCCTGTGAGCGAATATGCGAAATTCTGTGATGAAGTAGATCAGCATGTTTTGCGCCTTATCATGGCATTATCTCCGAAGTATTGGTTTATTGAAAATCCGAGAGGCGGTATGCGCAAAATGTCGTGGATGCAGGGGCTACCGAGATATACGGTAACATATTGCAAGTATGGCGATACGAGAATGAAACCGGCTGATATTTGGACAAACCATCCTGACCCGAAGTTTCTCCCGATGTGCAAAAACGGCGACCCTTGCCGCGAGCCCGCACCGAGGGGCAGCAAAACAGGAACGCAGGGGCTTAAAGGCAGCAAAGAGCGGAGCATAATACCGCAAAAATTGTGCGAACACATTGTGGACATTTGCGAAAGGGGCGAAAACGATGGAAGTATTAAACACGATTGACAGCATTATCGAAAAGGCATCAATCAGCATCAAAATGAATGAGGGCGATTACATAGGCGAGGACGGGCTTTTGTATTGCGGTAAATGCAATACAAAAAAGCAGACAGAAATAAGTGTGTTCGGCAATGTGCGCCGCCCTATGTGCCTTTGCAAATGCGAGGCAGACAAGCGAGAAGCGGAGGAAAGAGCACGGCAAAGAGTAGAGTTCGAGCAGCGTGTTAAAAATATGCGTCGTGTTGGTTTTCCTGAAAGCGAAATGCAGTCGTGGACATTCGCAAATGACGACATGCAAAACGAGCGGATCACGAAAGCGATGCTTAATTATGTCGAGCATTTCCCGGAGCTGAGGAAAGCAGGCAAGGGCTTGCTGCTGCATGGCAGCGTTGGCACTGGAAAGACGTATGCAGCTTGCGAGGTTGCAAATGCCCTTGTCGATAAAGGTTATCCCGTGTTGGTAACGAACTTTGCAAGGCTCACAAATACGATACAGGGGCTTTTCGATGGGCGGCAGGATTATATCGACAGCCTGTCAAAGTTCGCTCTTATCGTGATTGATGATCTCGGAGCAGAACGCAAAAGTGAGTTTATGCAGGAACAAGTCTACAACATTATCGACAGCCGTTATAGATCAGGGCTTCCGATGATTATCACGACGAATCTGAGCATCGCGGAGATCAAAAATCCTACGGACATAGGCAATGCGCGGATTTACGACAGGATTCTCGAAAGATGTTTTCCGGTTGAGGTCAGCGGCGGCAGCAGGCGCAGAAATGCTGTCCGTGAGAGTTACAACGACATGAAAGATTTACTCGGATTGTAAGGGGGGCAAATGGGCATGAAATATCGGGAATTTATTGCAGCGGTTGAATATTTGGAAGTAAAGAACGGCGTTTATCCGTCATTCGGAATGTTGCTTGATTTTCTTTCACGCATGAGATAAATTGCGGAGGTATTGCTATGACGTTAAAAGAGCTTAACTCGTTGTATTTCATTGAGCTTGAAATAGCAGAATACAAGAAAAAAATCGCAGAGTTGCGGGAAATGGCTGAGAGCATTTCCCCGAATTATTCCGGGATGTCGAGCGGATCAGGCTCGACAAACAAGATAGAAAAAGCCGTCCTTGCGATTGTATCATATCAGGAAATGCTCGACCAAGCGATTTGCACAAAGGTCGAGCAGTCTGAGAAGATACACGCTTACATTTTGGACGTTGAGGACGCGCAAACGCGGCAGATCATGTTCTTGCGGTTTGTGCAGCGCAGACCGTGGAGCGAGATTGCGAGACATATAGGCGGCAACAACACGCCGAGCGCGGTGAGAAAGCGAGCAATACGGTACATTGAAAACCATTGAAGAACTTTATCTCGAAAATGAGAAAATCGTGAATTTCGCGTTGGGCAAGTATTATCCTGACTGGGCGTTTGACGAGGACGCGCAGCAGACCGCAAAAATGGCGTTGTGGAAAGCGTGCCGAGATTATGATGAGAAACGGGGCAAATTTTCGACGTGTGCGATTCGTTACATACGAAATGAAATGTGGAATTATCTCCGCGCTGGAAGAAGGCGGCTGCCTACAGTATCACTTGACGATCCTATAAATGATACGGGCGAGTCGGTGCTAGCCGATATAATACCGGGAGACGACGACATCGTTTGCGACAGCTTGTATTTGATTGATTCTAGGCTGTCAGAGCGGCGGCAAAAAATTGTAGATTGTCTAGCCGCAGGAATGACTTTGCAGGAAACAGCTGATACTATAGGCATTTCTAGGGCGGCTGTGTATAACAATATTGAGCGCATACGGCAGATTCTTTCCGAGAAAGATTAAGTTGTCCGAAATGTCCGCATATACCTGTGATATATTATAAGTGGGTCAGGTGCAAGGGTTTCCCATGTTGTATCTCCTTTTCCTTTTTTGTTTGTGGCGAGAGACAGCCCTTTACGGGCTGCCTTTTGTCATATTTAAGGCGGTGAAACTACTGTGTACAAATATAGCGAGGGCTATCCCGATCCAACAGCGGGAGCGGCTTTTAGACATATCGCAGAAGAAAAGCGAGCGAAAGACCTTATCTCCGTGTTGAGGTACATTATTCGCGTCGCCGGGTTCGAGCTTATCAATCGAATAGAGATCAGAGAAAAAAAGTCCGGGAGGGAATTCCGATAAATGGAGATCGTGAACAAGCGGCTGAACGAAATCGAGCCATATGAAAAAAATCCGAGAAAGAATGACGAGGCTGTTCAGTACGTTGCCGAGAGCATCCGGCAGTTCGGCTTCAAAGTTCCGATTGTCATTGACCGAGACGGCATAATCGTTGCCGGTCACACGAGATATAAGGCCGCAAAGTTCCTCAAGCTGGACGAGGTGCCGTGCATCATCGCTGACGACCTGACAGACGAGCAGGTCAAAGCGTTTCGCCTTGCAGATAACAAGGTCGGAGAGTTTGCCGAGTGGAACGAGGACTTGCTGGCGTATGAGCTTGCCGACATCATTGACATTGACATGACAGACTTCGGCTTTTCATTCGACGATGATGAGGACGAGGACGACAAGTACACGCTCGCGGTTAATATTCCGCAGTATGAGATCACGGGAGCTTGTCCGGAGCTGGAAGAGCTGACCGAGGAAGATAAGACGGAAGAGCTTATCGCGGAAATTGAGCAGTCAAACGTAACGGACGAGCAAAAGGCGTTTCTCATCAAAGCAGCGAGACGGCACACGGCGTTCAATTATTCGCTCGTAGCCGAGTATTATGCTCACGCCGACGAAGAGATGCAGCGGCTCATGGAAAAGTCCGCGCTTGTCATTATTGACGTTAACGACGCGATTGCGAACGGGTATGCACACCTGTCAAGCGAGATCGTGTCGATGCTTGAGGATGATAAAAATGCGTGACGATTTTGCAATTTTCATCCTGACGCATGGCAGAGCTGGGAACGTTAAGACGATCCCGAAAGTGCTCGAAAAGAGCAACTACACCGGTAAATATTACATTGTCATTGATAACGAGGACGATCAAGCGGACGAGTATTACAGGCTGTACGGCGATAAGGTGTTTATGTTCGACAAGGCAGCCGTTGCAAAGACATTCGATGCGATGGATCAGTCCGAGGATCGGCGCATGATTGTTTACGCCCGCAATTATTGCTTCGATTTGGCGGAGCAGTTAGGGCTTAAATATTTCCTAGAATTTGACGATGATTACAATTCACTCGATTACAGATGGACAGACGGAAAAAGGCTGTACACGACAAAGGTTCGGCAGATGGATAAGCTGTGCGAGCTGATGATTGAATGGCTTGAGGTGTCGGGAGCGCAGGCGGTTTGCTTTGCTCAGGGCGGAGACTTCATCGGCGGTGTCAAGGGCGGCAATTACAGCAAAAAGGTCTTGCGCAAGGCGATGAACACGTTCTTTTTCAAGACCGAAAACCGGCTGACATTCACGGGCAGGCAGAACGAGGACGTTGTTACATACGTTACCGAGGGCAACCGAGGGAAACTGTTCATGACGATCACTGACGTGAACATTGTGCCGACAGCGACGCAGAATAACAAGGGCGGCTGCTCTGATGTGTATTTGGAGCAAGGGACATACGTCAAGTCGTTTTATGCTGTTATGGCAAGCCCTCAAGCGGTATGCGTTGATGTGCTGAACAGTGGTCACGCGAGAATACATCACAAAGTCGATTGGGAGCGATGCGCACCTAAGATTCTGAACGAGAGGTGGAAAAGGTGAGCATCATTGAAAACAAACTGCTGTACAATCTCGATTACGTTGTGGAGCAGAAGCCGTTAACGGCAGATATTTTCCTGACGAATTACTGCAATAACAAATGCCCTTATTGTGCGTATGCACGATACGAGGGCAGGCGCGAAAAGGGCGCGTATATGTGCTTCGTTGATTTCCAGAGATATGCGGAGCGGCTGCTTGAGCTTGGCGTAAAAGGGTTCATCCTGACCGGAGGCGGTGAGCCGACGATCAATCCTGATTTCGACCGCATTACGGCATGGCTTGAAGAGCGCGGCGTTTCGTATGGGATCAACACGAATTTCAACGTCTTGAAGAAGATCAAACCGAAGTACTTGAAAGTGTCGTTCGACGCATGGAGCGATGAGAGCTACAAAGCGAAACGCGGCGTGGCAAAGTACGAGCAGGCCCGAAAGAATATCATTGCTTATCGTGAATGGCAGCGAGCAGAGGGTTTCGACACCTCGCTCGGCATTCAGTGCCTTGTGCAGACGATGGACGACATCGACAAGTTTTACGAGGCGAACAAAGACCTTGACGTCGATTATATCGTGTTCAGACCTGTTGAAAGCAAGCAGGGCAGTTATTACGAGGATCGTAGCGAGGGCGAGTTCATCATGCGTTTGCTTGAGCTTGCAGCGCAGGACGAGCGAATCAATATCAATTACAAGTGGTTTAAGCTGGACGCACACGTCGAGAGATGTTATGCGAATGCGAATCAGATTGCGTTGACGCAGACCGGCGATGTGATTTACTGCTGTCACAAGCCTTACGATGTGGTCGGACATATCCTCGATCCTGACATTATGCAGAAGAAGCAGCAGCACAAAACCGACATGACGATGTGCGACGTTCCGTGCAGATTGACAGGCGCAAACTTGTTTATGCATAAGGTGCTGGCAGGATGTAAGGACAGCGAGTTCGTGTGACGACGCAAGAGATCATTGAGCTTATTGACAGCGGCAAGATCGTAAAGTTCTATCAGTCACGAGAGTGGCGAGAGCTGCGAGAGGATGTGCTGCACGATCATCATTACGAATGTCAGCGATGCGCCGAGCGAGGCAGGTACACGAGGGCGACAATGGTGCATCACGTTCAGGAGGTACGCAAGCGTCCTGACCTTGCCTTGTGTAAGACGTATGTGGATTTACAAGGCGTAGAGCATCAGCAGCTCATGCCGTTGTGTCAAGCCTGCCACGAGGCGGAGCACAACAAGCTGAGTGCTTATAGCAATAAACATAACAATTTTGTCAACAAAGAACGTTGGTAAGCGTTTATTTGTTGGTTTGATTACAATTTTGCGCATTATATGTTGACCAATATTACTCTATGTAATTTAATTCAGCCTCTTGTGTTCACCACTCAGAGACAAAATCCCCCCCGTGGGGGTATATGGGGCCTTTTTGGAGAGGGGCTGAAATCGGGGCAAGGGTTGACAAGAGAAAAAAATATCCCTAAACAGGGATTTTTTCAATTATTTTTGCTGTAAAAACAGCGTGAAAATTGAAAATGTGTGCCTCCTATGAGGACAGGAAAAAGATAACTCAGAGTATAAAAAGGCGGTGAGATCATGGCGAGACCACGCGAGCCCGTTGACCTCATCAAGGCAAAGGGGCGAAAGCACTTGACGAAGCAGGAATATGAGGACAGGAAAGCGGCGGAGCTTGACGTGCCCTTCATGGATATTAAACCGCCTGACTATATCAAGGGCGAAAAGCAGATCGAAAAGTTTAATTATTATGCTGATATGCTGAAAAAGATTGGCATTTTCACGGAGCTTGACGTTGATGGTTTGGCACGTTACATCATGGGCGAGCAGATTTATCTACAATACACGGCTTTGCTCGTGAAGTATTCAAAGGCGAATGACCTTGACAAGCTGGCGAAGATTCAGACGTTGCAGGATAGGGCTTTCCGGCAGTGCCAGCAGTGCGCCCGTGATTTGGGCTTGACTATCACTTCACGCTGCAAATTAGTCGTGCCTCAGGTGGACGACGATGCAGATTTCGAGCTGTGAAGAGCTGCAAGAATATATCGGCATCGTTGAGAGTGGCGAGGTTAAAACGTGCCAGTGGCAGAAAAAACTCGTTCAGCACATAAAGCGCTGCTTTGAGACCGAAACACTCACGATTGATTTGGAAAAGATAGCGTCGTACATGAGCTATCAAAAGTATTTCCCGTTCGATTTGTTTGCGTGGGAAAAGTTCTGTTTTATCCTGCATAATTGCGTGTTCCGGGAGGATGGGCAGCCGCGATGGAGCGACCTGTTTATCTTGTGCGGCAGAGGTGCAGGAAAGAACGGCTATTTGTCGTTCGAGGATTTCTGCTTGATTACGCCGATAAATGGCATCGCGCAGTATCATATCGACATTTGTGCAAACAGCGAAGAGCAGGCGAAAACGTCATTCGATGAGATATGGAACGTGCTCGAAAATCCGAAATACAGGAAAATATTCGAGCACAATTTCCGATGGAATCGCACCGTTATTGAGAATATCAAAACGCGGTCGCAGATCAAGTTCCGCACGAACAATCCGAAAGGCAAGGACGGTCTGAGATCAGGCAAAGTCGATTTCGACGAGCCTCATGCTTATGAAAATTGGGAGAATATCAACGTATTCACGACCGGCTTGGGAAAAAAGCCGCATCCGCGCCGGACATATGTTTCCACGAACGGCGATGTACGGCAGGGCCCGTTGGATCAGTTGATCGACAAATCTGAAAAAATTCTGAACGGTCAGATGCCCGATAATGGGTTCTTGCCGTTTATTTGTAAGATTGACAATGAGGATGAAGTAAACGACCCGGATATGTGGGAAAAGGCGAATCCGTCACTCCCTTATCTGCCGACATTGAAAGAGCAGATGCAGCGCGAATACGCGGATTATTTGCTCGACCCGATTATCAACAATGCGTTTATGACGAAGCGCATGAACGTTCCGCAGGGGCGCAAAGATAGTGAGGTTACATCGTGGGAAAACATCTTGCGGACGAATAGAGAGCTGCCTGACCTGAGGGGCAAGCCGTGCGTTGCTGGTATTGATTTTGCAAAGACGACCGACTTTGTGTCGGTGTTCCTTTTGTTCAGGGGCGATAATGAGTTTTACGGCATTCATCATTCGTGGCTTTGCAGCAGATCAAACGATATCGGGCGCATTAAGTTTCCGTTGAAAACAGCCGTCGAGCAAGGTTATTTGACGATGGTTGACGATGTGGAAGTGCATCCGGCAATCGTGTGCGATTGGCTGTATCAGCAGGCGCAGACGTATGACTTGTTGAAAGTGGCGATTGACGATTATCGGTATGCGCTAATGTCGCGCGAGTTGAAGTCAATTGGCTTTGATGCAGCCGAGAAAGAGGTCAAGCTGACAAGACCGTCCGACATAATGCGGAATCAGCCGAGAATCGCCTCCATGTTTGCAAATGGGCAGCTTGCAGTCGGCGACGATATGTTGTGGCGGTGGTTTACGAACAACACAAAGCTTGAGCCTGCGCCTAACGGCAACTTCAAGTATGGCAAGATAGAGCCGAAGAGCCGCAAAACAGACGGCTTTATGGCGTTTGTGGCGGCGATGTGTATATCCGATGAATTGCCTGAGCCTGCAAGCCTTGAATTTTTTCAGCCGATAGTTTTTTAAGGGGGGTAAGCGAATGAACGTAGGCGTGATTATTGCCAACAAGATTGCAACAGGAGACGGAACAAAAATCGTTTGCGGAAATAGCGATTATATTGTTAATTTCACGTTCGATGAAGAATGGGCCAAGTATGAAACAAAAACCATGCGGGTGCAGTACCAGAATGGTAAGCATGAGGATGTTATTTTTACTGGAACGCGGGCGGCTTTGCCTGTGCTGGTTGCGCAAACTGTCATTCACATCGGCGTATTTGCCGGAGATTTGCACACCACAACGCCCGCGTTTTTCCGCTGCAAGCCGTCAATTTTGTGCAAGGCTGGAAGCCCGGATAAGCCGCGCGAGGATGTTTATGCGCAACTTATGGAGCGTATGGCGCAGTTGGAAGCGCCGGATTTGGCACAAAATGACCCGGCAGCACCAAGAAGTTTAAGATCACGGTCGATGATAATGACGCGCTGTCAGCCGTTGAGGTAATTGAATAAGGAGGGCACAAATGGGAATTGCACAAGCATACGCTACAAACAGGTACTGCTGTGTTGGAACATTTACGTATATATACATTGACGAAGAATGGGCGTGAAATAAATGCAGTACATAGCAGACAGCAATGGCTACCTGAAAGAGGTTTCGTTTGGCTGCTCGGTGTCATGTAATGGCTCGACTTGCATCAATTATACAGGGGCAATCCCGAGCGGCTACAGCAGCCTCGAAGAATGGTATCGACAAGAGTGCGACAATCTGCATCAGTGGAAAATCAGCGGTGGGAATCTCGTCAAGGACAGCAGCGCGACGGTTGAGGCGTTGAGCAACGTCGATTTTGTTGTGGATCATGGCATGGCTGGCGTGTGGACGTGGCGAAAATGGGCGAGCGGCGTTGCAGAGATGTGGGCTGTATTTGGCACAGATTTGCTGGAAATGGCGACTCAGACGTGGGGCGCATTGTATGCTGCGTCGTGGATGGGGTATGCGGCTAATAAAGCGGCGAGGGAATATCCGTTTGCATTTACCGAAGCGCCGTCCGTAAGTGCGTCGCCAATGACCGATGCAGGAAACTTCTGGATTGCATCAAATAGCGAAAATGATCTCGGCACAAGGTTGACGCATGCACCGGCTTATCAGTGCGTGAGAGCATCTGACGCTACGCTAAGAAATCCTAGGATCAGTTATTACGTCGTCGGAAAATGGAAGTAAAGGGGGGGATGATATGAAGATCATCAAGCAATTTGTTACGCAGAATCCGTTGTATCAGCAGTACGTAAAAATCCCGGTTCGCAAGCTTGTGCTGCACAGTGTTGGCTGCCCGCAGCCGAGCGCTGCCGTATTTGCGCGGCAGTGGCAAACGGCACGGTATTTTGCGCATGCAGTATTGCAAGCAGATGGCACGGTGTATCAGGTCGCACCGTGGGATTGCAGACTGATGCACGTCGGCGCAGCGAATGCATACAGCGTCGGCGTAGAGATGACTGAGCCGGACTGCATCCGCTATACCAGCGGCGCAACATTTGTGTGTTCCGATCGTGGCAGAGCAGCAGCACAGGTCGAGGGCACGTATTGGACTGCTGTTGAGCTGTTCGCAAAGCTATGTGATGAATTCGGCCTCAGCCCGTATAACGACATTATTTCTCACAATGAGGCTGGCAAGATGGGCATCGGCACGGATCATGTCGATCCTGAACATCTTTGGAAGCAGCTCGGCATGGGCTATACGATGGATGGATTCAGGCAGGACGTTTATAACGCTCTGCATAGCGATGAAGATGGGGAGGAAAATATGATGAAATACAATTCGATTGACGAGATCCCTGCGTGGGCGCGAGATGCTGTGCGCAAGTTGATTGATGCAGGCGCGCTTGCAGGAGAGGGCGACGGCAAGCTGAATCTGTCGTATGAGATGCTGCGCGGCATCGTAATCGGCACGAGATATGCCGAGGCTTGCAATCCGCATTATGAAACCATTGACGATGTGCCGGAATGGGCGCGTGAGGATGTGCAGAGCTTTGTCGATCAGGGTGCGCTCGCCGGTGAGGGCGGCGGCAAGTTGAATCTGTCGCGCGATATGTTGCGCTGCATGATTATTAACAAGCGCTACTGTGACAAAATGAACGGGTAATTGGTCGAGAAACAAAAGATAATTTGCTCTGAGAGCGCCCGAGCAACACGAGAGGGGGTGCGTAAATGGGTTTTCTGACAGATTGGCTTGGTCGGCGAGTGTCCGAGGCGGAGCTGGATGCAGTGACAAGCAAACTCAAGGACATTGTTTTTTACAAAGAGCTTGCCCTGTACATTGCAAAGAGCTATATTGCGAACACAATTTCAAAGTGCGAATTTCTTGTTTATGAGAATGGACAGGAGGTTCGTAACGAGCTGTATTATGCCTTGAACGTTTCGCCGAATCCGAATCAGAGCAGCAGCCAATTTCTGAATAAGCTCATCAATACGCTGTATGAAAAAAACGAGGTGCTTGTCGTGCCGAAAGGTGCGGAGCTGTATATTGCCGATAGTTTTTTGCAGGAAGAAAAGCCACTGCGAGAAAATGTGTTCTCGAATATCTGCATTGATGACAAGGCAATCGGCAAGAGCTACAAAGCGTCTCAGGTCTTTTATTTCAAGCTGGACGATAAAAAAGTCTCCGGCTTGATTGAGGGCTTGTATGGCACATATGGGCAGCTCATGTCGTGCGCTATTGCAGCATATAAGCGTAGCAATGGGCAAAAGTACAAGCTCGTTATCGACGGCATGAAAGCTGGCGATCAGAAGTTCGCCGAGCAGTTTAACACGACGATCAAGCAGCAGCTCCAATCGTTCATCGAGAACGAAAATGCCGTTTATCCGCAGTTCCGAGGCACGGACTTGCAGACAATCGGCACAGCGGCTACCGGAACGAGTTCGAGCGATGTTGTGGCATTGCGAAAAGAGATTTTCGACATTGCTGCACAGGCGTTTAAGATTCCGAACAGTATGATGTACGGCAACATTACGAACATGGGCGAGATCGTTAAGGTCTACCTGTCGTTTTGCATTGATCCGTTGGCGGATATGCTGTCGGAGGAATTGACGCGCAAGACAAACACGTTCGAGACGTGGAATGGCGGCAAAAATTGCGTCGTGTGCGATACGTCGATGATTAACCATATCGACATTCTTGACGTGGCAGACAAGGCGGACAAGTTGATTGCGAGCGGTGTCTGCAATATCGACGAGGTGCGGCGAGTGCTCAGTATGCGACCTCTCGATACCGAATTCAGTCAGCGCCATTACATAACGAAAAATTATGCTAATGTCGATGAAGTTTTGAGCGGGGAGGTGAGCGGATGAAAAATAAATATTATTCGCTTGTGCAGCTTGGAGACGAGGCAACGATCAACATTTACGGCGACATTACCTCGTGGCCTTGGGAGGAAATTGGCGACGTTTCGGCGTACAATCTGTCGAAGCAGCTTGACGAAATGCAGAATGTGAAGCAGATCAACGTCCATATTTCCAGTTACGGCGGCGAGGTGAAAGAGGGGCTTGCGATTTACAATGCCCTGAAAAACAATCCGGCAAAGGTCGTCACGTATTGTGATAGTTTTGCGTGTTCAATCGCGAGCGTTATCTTCATGGCAGGCGACGAACGGCTTATGTCGAAAGCCAGCCTCTTGATGATCCACAATGCATGGACGTATGCCGAGGGTAATGCTGAAGAGCTGCGCAAGCAGGCCGACGACCTTGAGGTCATTACGAGTGCCAGCATCGAGGCGTACAATATGCACACGAACATCGGCAAAAACAAGATCAAAAAGTTGATGGATGCCGAAAGCTGGATCAAGCCGAGCGATGCTGTCACTTGGGGCTTTGCGACCGGCATCTTGGAGGATGAAAAAGCCGACAATCCGGTGCAGAGCATCAAGGAAAAGCTCGTAAACATTGTTATGGCGGCTCAGGCTGGCGCAGGAGACGGCGAAGATGGCGAGCAGGAGACAGCGGAGGGCGAAGAAGAAAAGCCCTCAGAGGGCGAAAAAAGCGGCTCAGATGAGCAGCAGGGCGAGGCTGAGGGGAATTCCGAGGCAGAAACGGCGGAACAGGCTGAAAACGATATGGTTTTCGGCTTTTTCAATGCGATTATTTAATTTCAAGGAGGACTGAAAATGATTAAAGTTCAGAATGAAAAGGAAGCAGCTGCGAAGATCATGGAGGCTATGAAGTCCGGCGACGAGGGTCAGATCAAAGAGGCTTGGCAGGGCTTCCACGATTCCGTGGCGGCGCAGGTCATGGCTGATTTTGAAGAGATCAAGCAGAGCAACGATGCTGCCGTCCTTGCGCAGCGCGGCTATCGCCAGCTTACCACTGCCGAAACGAAGTGGTATCAGAAAGTTATCGACGCGCTCAAGAGTGACAATCCGAAGCAGGCGTTCACGACCATCATCGGCGGCAATGATGAGGATTCCCTCATGCCGACGACCATCATCGAGGACGTTTACAAGCATCTCGCCGAGGATCATCCCCTGCTTGCCGCAATCAATTTCCAGAGTGTCGGCTACCTGACGAAGTGGGTGCTTAATAACCACACCGCGCAGTCTGCCGTCTGGGGTACGATCACTTCTGCGATCACGAAGGAGATCACGTCCTCGTTCAAGGTTATCGACCTCAAGCAGAGCAAGCTGTCCGCGTATGCGGTCATTGAGCAGGGCATGCTCGATCTGGGCCCGACGTTCCTTGACGGTTATATCCGCACCTGCCTTGCTGAGGCTCTTGCAAAGGGTCTTGAAAGTGCGATCATCAGCGGCAATGGTCTGAACACGCCTATCGGTCTTATCAAGGACATTCACACCGGTGTGACCGTCAACACGTCCACCGGCTACCCGAACAAGACCGCGACTTCCGTTACGGACTTCACTCCGGCGAGTTATGGTGCGCTCATCAAGACACTTGCGACCACTGAGGGCGGCAAGTCTCGTAAGTTCGGCAAGGTGTGGCTCATCTGCAATCAGGCTGACTACCTGACGAAGATCATGCCTGCTACCACTGTCCTGAACAGTGCTGGCAGCTATGTGAATAACCTGTTCCCGTTCCCGACCGAGGTTATTATCAGTAATGAGGTCAGCACCGGCAAGGCAGTTCTCGCGCTGCTGGATGAGTATTTCCTCGGTGTCGGCGGCGACAAGAACGGCGTTATCGAGTATTCCGACGAATACAAGTTCATCGAGGATCAGCGCGTTTTCAAGATCAAGCAGTATGCGGCAGGCCGTTGCTTCGACAACACGTCCGCGCTGTATCTTGACATCAGCGCCGTGAAGCCTGCGTTCGTGACCGTCCAGAACGTTGAGGTCAATAACACTGTGAACACTACGTCTGATACTCCGACCGGCTGATACGAGGTGAAATAAATGGACGAAACTTTGTTTGCACAGGTAAAGCGTAAACTCAACATCACGTGGGAAGATGCCGACACGGACAGCAGGGTTTCGGACATTATCGACACGGCTAAGTCAGCGATGCTCTACAAATTGGGCATCACTGATGCCGAGTTCGATTTTTCCGCAGCAGGCATCGAAAATCTGCTCTTTTTGGCGTATTGCCTGTACATGTACAATCATTGCGAGAACGAGTTTGACGACAATTACCGGGGGCTTATCCTGCAATGTCGGGCGAAATATGAGGTGACAGCCGATGCAGAAACAGAGTAATTTTACACGTTTCAACGATGGCGTTGCACTCATCTACCGCGACAATGCAGAGCGCACCACGTTCGGAGCAAAAACCAACACGCGAGGCGTTGAGGATATGACATTCGTCGTCAAGCTCGCCTTTGAAGAGCTGAGCAAGCGGCAGCAGGATCAAGAGTTCGCCGAGCAAGCAGGCTTTTCTTTGTCGATGAAGATCAGGACGCGCCTTGTCGCAGGCGTTGACAGCAAATGCAAGGCGGTTATCGGCAAGACATTGTACGATATTTCGTACCTTGACAAGGGTAGGAATGAGCTTTTTCTGTATTTGGAAGAGGTGAGGCAGCTTGATTCTTGAGGACATCAGCGCAAAGCTGAAAACGATCGATCCTAACACGTTCTACGGCATGGTAGATTCCACTCAGGTAACGGACGAGTGGAATTATATCGTTTTCATGCGCAAGCGCTTGACGGTTGGGGCAAACAAGCAGGAGCTTTCCGACCGGTTTACCGTTGCAATCGTCCGGGAAAATTACATACCCGAGGGGCTTGAAAAGCAAGTTATCGAAAAGATGTGTGAAATTCCGGGTATGCGCATCGGATCAGCCGATTGCGAGTATAATTACACGCAAAAACCGAACACAAACACGGTTGTCGAGCTGCTGACGATGGAGTTTGTCAGGGCACGAAAGCGAGCTGGTGAGTAATGGCGAAAGAGGTTTTTAGCCTCCGTTTGGCTGCTACCGATGAGCTGATTGAGAAAATGAAAGCGTATCAAGGCAATGTCGAAAATGTAGTCAACGAAGTGCTTTGGGATCAGGGGGGCCCGTTAATCAATCAGGCTATTATGCAGCTTTTGCCGCGATCCGGCAGGACGTGGAAAGGGAAAAAGAAAGCGGCGGCAGATGCGAAACCGTTCGTACAGAGAAACGACAATCTTGCCGTTGTAATTAAGACGTATGGATATGATTATCTGTATTTCCCGGACGATGGTTCGACCACGCGAAAACATGCTGGGCAGCAGCATTTTATGTTCCAAGGCGCAGAAAATGAGCAGGAAAAAATTATCGACCTCTGTATAGCACGGCTTACGGAGGATTTTTAGGAGGTTGAAAAAATGACTAACGGTGTTTTCTCCGATTTTGAAATCGACAAAATGAGCGTTAAGTTCGCGGCTGCCAGCGGCGCGAGCGAGACGGCAATCGCTATGGATTGCGTCGGCTCTGTCGAGGAAGAGCTTACCGCGAAAGAGATCACGAAGAAGTGTCGCGGCGTTGTTATCAAGGACGTTGTTAAGGGCACCGGCGAGGGCACGCTGACGATCTCGGCACATGTTCCGACGACCATTTTCACAAAGGCGTTCGGCATGACGCAGAGCGACCTTGCTGAAGGTGTTCAGGCGTATGGCAGCAACAGCCGTCACAAGGAGTTCTGCCTGACGATGCATGTTCTTGATGAGGACGGCGCTGAAAAGTACAAGGCTTATCCGAAGTGTATTTTCAAAGCACGTCCGAAGATCAACATCGAGAATGGCGCTGAGGAAGTTGCCGAGGTCGAAATGGAAATTGCCGTTATGCCTGATGATAAGGGCAACGGCATGTATGAGGCGCTTGCGTCCGGTCTTTCCTCCACGATTACTACCGGCTGGATGGAGAATTTTAACTACGATCTCGTCAAGACGGCGAGTGCTTGAGTGGGGGGCGAACGTGAAATGAAAGTTATCACGAAAGTAAAATTCCGCGATATTCACACGAACGAAATCCACGAAATCGGCGACGTTTTTACGTGCAGCAAGGCGCGTTTTAACGAGATTCTCACGTCCGGTGAATTCGTCGAGGAATACAAAGAGGAAAAGGACGAAAAGTAACGAAAAGGGGCAGGAAACTGCCCTTTTTTGTGTATATATGGCAAAAATACCGCGCTAAAATGAAGCGTTTCGTGCTGGCAGCCCTTAAAGGCGTAAAATTACGGCTCAGAGCCGTCAGAATTTCATGTATGAAAGTATATTAACTGCCACTGAAACGGGATTTGTTTAGTCAAATAAAGAGACAAAGTGCGGTTTTTGTGCCTCACTCATGGACATTGAAAAAACGGAGGCAAAAAACAATGCTGAAAAACACACTGTATGAATTTGAATTCGCAGACGGCGACAAGGTGAAAATGACGCTCGCATTTTATGCTCTGTATCAGATCAAGAGCATTAACCGGGGGCTGTACGACCGGTACAATAAGATCATGACGAAAGGTGCAACGGAAGAGCTTGACATGCTCACGGTGCTTTATACGGCGTATGTTTGCGCCAATATTTCCGGCGAGATCATGACCGAGGAAGAATTCCTTATTAAGTGCGGTTCTGACCGTCAGGCGATCAAGACTGCAATGGAGCAGCTCGTAACGCCAAAAAAACGGTAGGCTTTCGCCAGCCGTTCCAGCAGCGAAACCATTCAAAGGGCGAAAACAGGATCAAGCCGCCGAAGTTCGAGCTTGAGGACGTGGAGGATTATTACACGTATTACGTCCTCATCCTCGAAATTCCTGAGGATATTTTCTGGTATGCAGATTACTCGTTTTTGCTTGGCGTGGTCGAAAACAAAGTGGCTTACGATGGGTGGTTATCATACGTTACTGAGCGAGAGCGCAAAAGAGCGGCAAAAAAGACGTAATAAAGGGGTGATTACGTGGCGGCTAAAAATGAGGCAAAAATCCGGTTTACTGCTGAAACCGGCGAATTTAACGAGGGCATAAAGGCAGCAAATAATCAGCTTTCGAGCCTCCGCGCTGAAATGAAGCTGAACGATGCGCAGATGAAAGCATCCGGCGCGTCGGTGGAGGCATTGCAGGCAAAGCACAAAAACCTCGAAAATCAGCTTGCAGCGCAGCAGGATAAAACGCAGGCCCTGTCCGAAAAGCTGAAAGTTGCCGTTGATATTTTCGGCGAAAATTCGGATGAAGCGACAAAGTTGCGCAATCAGCTTTTAGCGTCGCAGACGGCAGAGGTCAAGCTGCAAGCGTCCATTGCAAACTGTAATGCCGAGATTGAGCGGCAGAAACAGGCGCAGGAAAAATCGAAAACAGCAGGCGAGAGCCTTAACGATACCATTTCCGCACAGCAGAGCGAGCTTAATGACCTCAAAAAGCGGTATGTCGATGCCGTCCTTGAGTTTGGTGCTGCATCAGATCAGGCGAATGAGCTTGCAGGCAAGATCGACGACCTTTCCGGCGACCTTAAACAGAATAAAGACCGCATGCAGGATGCTGAAAAGGCTGCAAATGACCTTGACAACACGCTCGGCGATGCTGGGGAAAGTGCCGAAAGTGCCGGAGACGGGTTTACCATTTTCAAGGGTGCGCTTGCCGACCTTGCGTCGAATGCGATTCAGGCGGTTATCGGTAAGCTCGGTGAGTTGATCGGATATTTCGCAGAGCTGCCAGAGGCGACGAGAGAGTTGCGGCAGGACATGTCTACCTTGGCGACGGCGTTTGATGAGGTGGGCTTTTCGACCGAGACTGCGAAAGATACTTGGCGGGATTTGTATGCTGTGTTCGGCGAGGACGACAGAGCGGTCGAGGCTGCAAACAACATTTCACGTATGGCTGATAGCCAAAAAGAGCTTGACGAGTGGGTCAGGATCACGACCGGCGTCTGGGGGATGTATCAAGATGCACTGCCCGTCGAGGGCTTGGCTGAGGCAGCAGGCGAGACGGCAAAGGTGGGCAAAGTTACCGGCGTTCTTGCCGATGCGCTGAATTGGAGCAGCGAGGCGGCAGTAATGTTCGCGGATTATATGTCCGAGGATGTTACAAACGCAGAGGATGCTTTTAACGTGGCGCTTTCCGAGTGCTCGACCGAGGCGGAAAGACAGGCCCTTATCACAGACACGTTGACGGCGCTGTATGGAGACGCGGCAGACACTTACCGCGACACCGCCTCCGCGCAGATAGAAGCAAAAGAGGCAACGGCGGACAACATTCTTGCCGAGGCGAATCTTGCAGATGCAATCGAGCCGACGACGACGGCGTGGGATCAGTTGAAAAACAAGCTGCTTGTCGGTGTGCTTCCAGCAGTTGAGAGCGTTACAAGCGTTCTTACGCCTATGATCCAGTGGCTCACCGAGCATCCTGCCGCGCTGTATGCAGTTGGTGCGGCGATTGGAGTTGTGACCGTTGCGCTTGGTATATTGGCTGTCGCTACGGCGGTGCAGACAATTGCGAATAGTGCGTTGTTTGCGTCAATGGTGCCTTTGATGCTGCCGATTCTCGGCATTGTGGCAGCAGTCGCGGCATTGATAGCGATTATCGCCGTGTGCGTAAAGTATTGGGGCGAAATCAAAGCAGCCGCAGCGTCGGCGTGGGATTGGGTCGTCGAGAAATGGCAAGCAGCCGCAAGCTGGTTTGATACGACCGTTATTCAGCCGATTGTCGGGTTCTTTACCGGCTTGTGGGAGAGCATCAAAAACGCCTTTTCCGCAGCGTGGGAATGGATCAAAAGCACGCCAATTTTCCAGTTCTACGAGGCGTTGTTTACGTCAATCTGGAACACGGTTAAAAGCGTTATCGACGTTATTGTGCAGCTTGCAAGCGGTGCGTGGGAGATCATCAAAGCCGTTTGGAGCGTTGTTTCTGGCTGGTTCAGCGCGAACATTACGCAGCCGATAGCGAATTTCTTCTCCGGTATGTGGAACGGTGTTAAAGATGCAGCGAATTCGGCTTGGAATGTCATGAAAGACGGAGCGTCGAAAGCATGGGGAGCTATCAAGTCGATTTTCGGATCAGTAGCATCGTTTTTCGGTGATATTTTCGGCTCGGCTTGGCAGCGGGTCAAGGACGTTTTCTCGACAGGCGGCGCAATTTTTTCTGGCATCACTGAGGGCATTACGTCGATGTTTAAGCGTGTCGTTAATGCCATTATTGGCGGCGTTAACAGGGTCGTAGCTATTCCGTTCAACAAGATCAATTCCTTGTTGTCAACGATCCGCAATACGTCAGTCCTTGGCATTGCGCCGTTCAGAGGAATAGGTTCAATTTCTGTTCCGCAGATTCCGTTGCTGGCAGCAGGCGGCATCTTGACGCAGCCGACACTTAACATTGCCGGTGAAGCTGGGCCCGAGGCAGTTATCCCGATTGACAAGCTGCAAAGCTACATCAGCAGCGCAATCGACAGGACGATGCAGACCGCGAACATTCAGGCGCTTGTCGCGGCGGTTGAAAATTTGGCTGACAGGGCAATCGAGCTTAATATCAATGGCAAACAGTTCGCCGTTGCGACGGCATCGGATTCCGACGTTGCGAACGGCAATAGACTTGTATTGCAGAAACGGGGGCTTGTGGTATGATTCACGATGGTATTAGGGCAGGCGGAAAACATAGCTACGAAGATTTTAGGCTTGAGATTGCAAGCCGAGAGATCGGGCTGCCTGAAAAAAAGAGCATCCGCAAAACCGTGCCGTTCATGAATGGCTTTTACGATTTTACCACATTGAATGGCGCTCCCGCATGGGGCGAGCGTCAGATCAAATATACGTTCGACCTCATCGGGGCGACCGTCGAAGAGATGGATGCAGAGCGCACCGAGGTCGTAAATTGGTTGTGCAATCTGCACGACGTTGACATATTCGACGATAGCATCCCGGATTATCATTTTCGCGGCTCGTATGATTCGTATTCCCTGTCCGAGGATGTGGAATACGTTGAGTTGACGGTCGTTTTCGTGTGCTATCCGTTCATGCTTTCAAATGTTTCGGTTTCTCAAACGTTCACCGGCGACGGAACGTTTGCGATTGTGAACAACGGGCAGCAGATCAAACTCATGGCAAAGGGCAAAGGCACAATAACGTATGGAACGATCAAAAAAAGTTTCGATGCTGCCGAATTGGTGGAAAGCGGGTTCTACATTCCAAAAGGAACGGCGAGCGTAAGTGTGGCGCTTGATAATTTGTTGGGTTTGCCGTTTTCGACGACGGCTAATCCTGCTACGTCAAATGGCATTACATACACAAAAGATGATAGCAATAATATAACGGCGAGTGGAACGGCGACCGATACGTCGTGGTTCTATTGTAAAACGTCTAGCATGATGTGGGTTCTAAGGGCTGGAAGATATTACGCCAAAATGTGCCCGAGTGGCGGCAGCTCGACCACGTACAGGGTGCAAATAACTGTCGTAGATAGCGCCAGAGCGAGCAAAGTATATTATGATTATGGCAGCGGCGTTTATTTTGATGTGCCGAAAAATGTGAGCTATATCGGTGTGGCGATTAGAATATTGTCTGGCGTCGTCGCGGATAGCCTTGTTTTTACGCCAAAAATATATGCAGATACCGTGCTGTCGTATTCTGAGGTGGTGCTGTAAATGTATGAAGTTTATATCGAGAGTGCAGGCGTGGCGACCTACATACACGATGAAAACAGCGATAATGTTTTGGCATCGGCAAAGATCGAGGATGCGCGAAACGCGATCAGTTCGTTTACGTTCATGATTTATCCGTATAATGCAGGATATGACAAGCTGAACGCATTTACGACGATGGTCTATGTGTATAACACGAACCGGTCACGGTATGATTTTATCGGGCGCGTTATCCAGATCACGCAGCAGATGGACAGCGACGGGGCGGTTTATAAGACGGTAGTCTGTGAGAGCCGCCTCGGCTACCTTTGCGACAGTGTGCAGCCGTACACAGCCGAGGCACAGTACGACGGCGACGGTAGCAGGAACGGCTTGCAAGAATTCATTGACCTGATCCTGAGCAATCATAATGCGCAGGTCGAGGATGCAAAAAAGATTTACAGGGGCAATGTCATGCTTACGACTTATGCGACCTCCGAGGGCGTGCACAAGGGGCTGAATTACGAAACGACGTGGGAGATCATCAAGTCGAAGCTCGTGGATGTTTTCGGCGGGGAGATCAGGCTGCGAGAGACAGACGGAGTGCTGTATCTTGATTATGCCGAAGAGCTGGGCACGACAAGGGCGACCGCGATAGAGCTGGGGCGCAATATGGAGAGCGCACAGCGTTCCGTTGACTGTACGAGTGTAATTACACGGCTCATCCCTTTAGGGGCTAAAATCGTCGCACAGACGCTTGACGAGGACGGCGCCGTCGTAGAGGAAACAGAGACAGAAAACCGGCTCACGATTGCGTCCGCAAATAATGATGTTATTTACATTGAAAACGAGCTTGCTGTGCAGGAATACGGCATCGTATACGGCACGGCTATTTTTGACGATGTTACCGACCCGGCGAATCTGAAAACAAAGGGGACGCAGTATCTCGCTGAGGTCAATATGCTGAAAGAAAGCAACAGCATAACGTCGCTTGACTTGTCGCTGCTGGATATGGATATCGACGACATACGGCTTTATGATAAATATCCGTGCCGAAATGCCCTTATTGGGCTTGACGCGGTACTTGAAGTTGTGAAAAAGACGACGGATGTTATCGAGCCGTATTCATCGACTTTCGATATGGGCGACATTGACGTGACGCTTGCAGACAGCATTCTTGGCATTTCTGACGCATACAAAGACATTAGCGGCGAGGTGCGCAAGACCGTCAACAATGCGATTAAAAATAGTCAGGTATCAATCCGGCAGATCGTGTCGCAGGAGACCGAAACGGCAGTCCAGCAGGGCGAAAAAGACATTCTTTTGTCGGTGTCAGAATCGACCGTCTCAAAGGATGAATATTCGTCGTTTTATGATACCGTGAAAAACATCCTGCAAATGGATGCAGACGGCACGACGATGATTTTCCAGACGATCAACGAGGCGATTCAGGACGTTGGAGATCAGGCGCAGTCGCAATATTCGGAAATCCTGAAATACATCCGTTTTGAGGATGGCAGCATCATTCTCGGCGAAAAGGGCAATCCGTTGACCTTGAAGATCGAGAACAATAAGATTGCGTTTTACCAGAACGGCGTTGCTGTGGCGTACTTTTCCGACAGTAAATTGTATGTCACGCATGGGGAATTCCTTGAGACGTTCAAGCTCGGCAAATTTCAGGCTTCTCCGCGCTCAAACGGCAATGTGACGTGGAAAGTTGCGAAGTAAAAAGGGGGCGATATTATGGCTTTAAGTGGCGAATTTGCAGGTACAACAAACAGCCAATACATACGACCGTCGATTGCGTGGCATGCAAAGCAAAGCGTATCGGGCAATTATTCCGATGTAACGGCTACGCTCGTGTATTCCCGAACAAATACAGGGTATACGACCTATGGCACCGGCACGTTCAGCGTAACGATTAACGGTACGCGCTACACAGCTACGAAAGAAATTTCGATCTCGTATTGGAGCGGCACGGTTGCAATCTCGAACACTGTGAGAGTTCCGCATAATGCAGATGGCACAAAAAGCTGCGCAATATCGGCGACAGGATCAATCCCCGGCACATCATTGTCGAGCACGACAATTTCTGGCACAGTTACGCTTGACACAATTCCGAGAGCAACAACGCCGAGCATTTCGGGCGCACATTATCTTGGCAGCACAATAACGATAGCGCTGAACAGAGCGTCGTCGTCTTTCACGCATAATCTATATTATTCGTGGGGCAGTCAGGTGTCGAACGCTCTGATTGGTAAAGGGATAGCGACGAGCCAAAAGTTTACGATCCCGAAAACGCTATCCGAATATATCATGGGCAGCACAAGCGGGGACTTGTATATCAGGTGCGATACGTATAATGGCTCGACGCTTATCGGCACAAAAACAGTGCGTTATATCGTCGTTGTGCCGGATACGGCAGAGTTCAAGCCGACCGTTACGAGTGTTGCCGTTGGGAAAGCGAACACGATTGCAGTTGACCGGCTCGTCGTTGGCAAGTCTAAGCTCAAGATCAGCGTTAACGCGGTCGGTGCATATGTCAGCGGCAGCCAGAACAGAAACAGCTTTCTGCAAAAGGCGACGGTTGTTGTGGATGGCGTTACCTACACGGCTACATTGGGGCAAAACGCATCGCAAAATTTCGATATTACGACCGAGACAATATCGCAGGCGGGAACGAAAACAATCACCGTCACCGTCACCGACAGCCGAGGCAGGACGGCGACAAAGAATGCGACCTACACGGCTTATAATTATTCTGCTCCCGTTATATCCACGTTCACGGCACAAAGATGTGCAGCAGATGGGACGGCAGACGACAGCGGCGTCTATGTCCTTTTTGGCTTGAAAGCCACTGTATCAAGCATCGACAGCCAGAACGCAAAAACGTACAAAATCGTGTACGAAAATAATGGTTCAGAGGTCACGCTCAAAACCGGTACGTTGTCGGCATATTCAAATGCGACGGTAAGTTACAATTCGAGTGCAGATAGTAAGACGTTTTCTGTCGATAATGCATGGACTGTGCGAGCATATGTTTACGACAGTTTCAACATGTCTACACCTGCGGTAGCGACCGTAATTGTGCCGACTGAGAAAACGTTCATGGATTGGCGAGCGAATGGCAATGGGCTTGCGTTTGGCAAAGTTTCGACGAAAGATGGGCTTGAAATTGCGTGGCCCTTGTTTGATCGAAACGATTTCGGCGTAGGTATCACGAGCAGATCAATCGGCGAAGGGTATGGCTATGTGAAGTTTGAAAGCGGTATGCTTTTGCAGTGGGGCACGGTAACGATCACGCCAACAGCAGCGAACACGGTTACGTCGTTGCAGATCACATTCGATCATGCGTATTCGGTGCGTCCTCACATTGGCGGCGCATTGCAGTCAAATGTCCCGCAGGTGATTACGTGGGGGGTTGGTGGAGGCACAACAGCGGCAGCAGCTCTCACGAGCATGATGCTGTACATGACGCGCACGAATGTCAATGCGACAACGTTCCGATGGTGGGCGTTTGGGCTGGCGTAAAAAAGATGAAAATGGGGTAAAGGCATGAGTTTTATCGAGGTGCTTATGGCAGTCGGTCTCCCGTCCGCAATCATTGGCGCGATTGTGGGCTTTTTTATTTGGCGGCTGGAGCGGAAAATCGACAAGGAAGCAAAGGAACGGGAAAAGCATGAGGACGACCGGCAACAGTACGAGGATTTTCAGGTGCAGATGATTATGGCTGTTACTGCTCTTTGCGAGGCAAACGCTATCGCCTTGCAGAACGGCAAATGCAATGGCGAGACACACGCGGCGCTGAAATACCTGAAAGAGGTCAAACACAAGCAGCGGAATTTCTTGATTTCGCAGGGAATCGAACATCTATTTTAAGGAGGACTTGAAAATGAAAATTAACTGGAAAGTGCGCGTAAAAAATCCCGTCTGGTGGGTGCAGATTGCGCTGTCGGTGCTTACTCCGATTCTGGCGTATGCAGGTTTGACGGCATCCGACCTTACGTCTTGGGCGGCGCTTGGCAATTTGCTGCTCGGTGCAGTCAGCAATCCATACGTGCTCGGGCTGGTCGTGGTGTCCGTCTGGAATGCGGTCAATGATCCGACCACTCACGGCGTGTGCGACAGTTCTCAGGCGCTCGAATACGAAGCACCGAAAACCGAATAATCGAATGGGGGGCAGAAATGCCTCCCTTTTTTTATGCCTGTTTTGATGTAGCAAAGTGTATAAAAAAGAGGCTGAATGTTTGGTTGTTTTGTCAATTGAAAAATACCTCCATAGGTATATAA